ACTCTGACAGCAGATTAAAATCCAATGTTGAAACAATTACCAGTGCATTAGAAAAAACCAAATCATTGCGCGGTGTTACTTTTGATAGAATTGCAGACGGACGCAAAGGGTTAGGCGTTATTGCACAAGAAGTACAAGCTGTTATACCAGAAGTAGTATTAGAACATGCTGACGGAATGTTAAGTGTTGACTATGGCAATATTGTTGGTTTACTAATAGAATCTATTAAAGAATTAGAAAGTAAAGTTGTTAGTTTAGAACAACAATTAGCCGGGAGAGAATAATGGCTGTGCAATTAATAAATTTAGGTGCAAGTGCAAATGATCAAAGTGGTGATCCATTACGTTTAGCATTTACAAAATGTAATAATAACTTTGGAGAACTATATGCCAGTTTGGGTAATAGTGTAGTTCCCGCTCCTATTATATCAGATGCAGGTAAATTTTTAATTGTAAAATCTGATGGAACTGGATATCAATTATCTACAGCTACATTTGGTAATGCTAACATCACTACTTCAGCTGCTCCTCCAGGAAACCCAGCATTGAATGATTTATGGTTTGATGATTTAGGCGGAAGACTGTACATCTATTATAACAATGCATGGGTGGAATCTAGTCCTCCATTATTAAATTATAAACTCACTGTACCTAAAACACCACAAGGATCGGCAGGAGATATACAAGGCGAGTGGACCGCAGATTACAATTATTACTACTATTGTACTGCTCCGTTTACTGGAAATAATGATCCGATATGGCGTAGAGTTGCATTTGATAACAATAACTCTTGGAGTAACCCATAATGACTGTTATTAGCTTTCCATCAAATCCTTATATAGGACAACAGTACACAGCCAGTAATAACATAGCCTATGTATGGGACGGAGAAAAATGGGAAAGCCAAGCTAGTCTATTTGGCGCTGGTACTAACTATATCCTACCTCCAGCTACTAACAGTCGTCTGGGCGGTGTTCAAATTGGTACGGGTATAGCTGTAGATGCTAACGGTGTTATCAGTATACCATTGCTTAACCAAAGCGATTGGAATGAAACTGATGCTACACATGTAGATTATATTAAAAACAAACCTGCAATCATAACTCCAATACAAAGTGATTGGAATCAAACTGATAACGCACAGTTGGACTATATTAAAAATAAACCTAGTGTTCCACAACTACCAACTAACTCTAGTGGATACTTGTCTAACGATGGCGTAGGTAATTTAACTTGGGCTAATCCTACAAGCAGTAGTGCGATTGACTGGACGAACATTGGCTATACCATCGGGCAGATAGTTTTTGATCCAAGCAATAAAAAGTTATACTATGCTAATCAAACTTTCCCATATGGAACTGGTTATCCTCCAAGCTATCCCGGAAATCCATATTTTACACCATTTACAAGTAGTGTAACAAGTTTAATCAACAATGGTTATACTGTAAATTTAGGTACAGATGGATATTTAAACCTTCCAAATGGATCAGATGGTCTCGGAGCGTTGATACAAAGTCCTAGCCCAATAAGAATAAACAGTAATAATAATTTTTGGACATTTGGCGCAGATGGTAATTTAGAATTACCTGGAAACATAGTTGCCGACAATTTATCTATACAGGGCGCACCTCTTACTATAATTATTTCTGGAGCCGATTGGAGTCCCGCCAATGTTATCTATACAAGATTAGAAGGAGCGACTCCACCAAAATGGGTTCCTGCCAATTATAACCCAGGATTAGATTCGTATATAACATTCGACAATGACGGGTGGGGTTTAAAAAATCCAGTGTTTCCTTATCCAATTTATGTAGGCACAGGCGGATTATATAATCCATCGACTACTTGGGCGTCTGACACAGCACACAACCTGGGGAACAGTAATCCTACAGCTTCTTATACCTATAATAATTGGACTTTTGGATCCGACGGCAGTACATCGGTCCCAGGATCTCTTAATTATAATGTTCCAGGTTTAGGTGCTAGTGGAGAGTTTGATATAAACAGTTGGTACCCTGTAAAAATTTCTACAGGTGATAGTGTTAATGTTCCTATTAAAACTTGGACTTTTGGTTGGGACGGCTACTTGACTGGTGAAAGCCTACACCTACAAGGTTACTTGAAAGGTGTAGATGGTAGCATAGGTTCAACAGGACAAGTATTAACACGTCAAAGCAATGGTGGTGCGGCTTGGGCCGCGGCTACAGGTGGCGGTAGTTCTAGTTTGGTCAACGGTAGTGCTACCTTAACTCTTAATTCAGACGGTAGCGTATCAGTACCATTGGCCAGTGTAATCAAAGCAGCCACTGATAGTTATACTGGCATCGCTACACACAATATGAATACCTTTGCCTATGTAAATGCTGATGGATTCTTTGTTGACACACTTTATAACACAGCAGAATATGAATGGCACTTTAATAATACCGGTGGGCTAACATTACCATCTTCTATATTCCCAATAACATTTTCTGCGGTACTATTACCAATATACGGCGGCGCACCGGACATCGGCCCATATGGCGGCGATGCTTGGACTTTGAGTGTAACTTTTACTGAAGATGCTAATGGTGTAGTATCTACTTCAGTGGCACAGATATTCCCAATACAAAACAATCCAGGTTATAAAACTGGTGATACCTATACCTTTACTGAAACCGCTCACGGCATAGCTGGATACACTCTTACTATCGTATTAGATAATGTAGAATATCCTGGCCCTGCTGGTTGGACCGCAAATGTCGAGTGTAGTGCGCCTCCTGTAAGTCCTCCCACAATTTATTCAGACAATGCTATCAAAATCAGTTCCAACGATCATGCGTGGACATTTGGCACAGATGGTATATTAACATTACCATTTGGTAGCACTATCAATGATACACCGTTAGCCCCAGGTGCAGGCGGTAATGGCCAGGCTGTTGAGATCAAACCAGGTGGCGTCAGCCATAATAATCAACTGTTAAGAATATATCCCACAGCTCCTAATCCAGACGGCAATCACCTACACTTAACTTCAGGCGATCTCACAGACACCGATTTGTTCCTGGGCGATGACAATCAGTTTGTACAGATTGCTGTTGACGGTAAAGTTTGTATTGGTACTTATGGTACTGAAGGACATTTCTGGCAGTTTGGCACAGATGGTTCTCTTACAGCTCCTGGAGCAATCTATGGTGGCAGCAACTCTATAGGTCTTGTAACTCCTGCTCCTTTGAATCTAAACAATACAGGCCCAGTAGGACAAAGCAAAACGCAGTTAAATCTTATAAACACAGCAGGTAACGGTGGAACTGGTAGTGCTATTGACTACTATACCTATGTGGATCAAGGTAATGGATTACCGGGTGCTAGATTGTCAGCAGTAGACGATGACAATTATAGTGCTAATTTCAGTATAGCATTAAAGGGCAGGGGAAACGCTGGCAATAATGGATTAACAACAGTATGGCAATTTGGTTCAGATGGAACATTAACATTTCCAAACAGTACTGTACAAAATACAGCATGGCTAGGATCAACATCGACATTAGTAAATGGTACTTCTACTTTAGCCTTAAATGTAGATGGTACACTAACATTGCCAAGCGGCTTGACATTTTCATCGGGCGCACAGATATTTGAACAGGCAGATCATATTGGGGCAGGATGGGCCACCGGATTAAACATTAGAGGCAATAATACTACACCTTCAGATCCAATACGAATTTATCTATACGGTGAAGACGGCAAGGGACTTGGCGCAGGTGCTGTCAATGTTAAAAGTGATCGTGTTGAAATCTACGGAAATTTTCAACATGACGGCGTCGACGGTACTTTCTGGACATTTTCTCATGATGGTAGTTTAACATTACCAGTGGGCGGCGCTATTAAAAACAGTGATGGTACTACATACGGTGGCACTACATACACACTACCAGCAGCCACATCAAGTGCCCTAGGTGGTGTTAAGATTGGTGCTAATATCAGTGTCACAATGGACGGTACTATCAGTGTAGCGGCTCCATTCAGTGGTAGTTATACTGACCTAACTAACAAACCTACGATCCCAGCGGCACAAGTAAACAGTGATTGGAATGCCAGTAGTGGTGTTAGCCAGATACTGAATAAACCATCTTTGTTTTCAGGTAGTTATACTGACCTAACTAACACGCCAAACCTAGCCACTGTGGCAACAAGTGGTAGTTATAATGATTTGTCTAACAAACCAACTATAGGCGCATTAAGTGCGTTGAATTATGTTCAAGTGTTAGGTAACACAGCAAGCCCGCCATCTGTTTCTGCAGGTGGCACAATTTTAAGTTTAACAATTACAACAACAGGCGGTCCGGTTGAATTAGTAGGCTCAGGAGATGCAAACAATACTTCTGCGGCATTCTGGGGAACTGTGCAATGGTATCGAGGTGCATCAGCATTAGGTAATCAACAATTTTTTGAATCTAGTTCAGCCAACGAAAATCAAAGTGTAACTCAAGTTTTTATTGATAATCCCGCGGCGGGCACATATACATATTACTGGAAGATGCCAAGATCGAGTGCAACTATTACTTGGGGAGAAGGCACAACGGCACCTGTTATCAGTGCTAAAGAATTACAAGGTATCCAAGGCCCAACTGGTCCGGGTATGTCTTATGCTAGCGGATTTGTCAATGCTGGTACATTTGTCACAATGGACAATATCAAAGCCACAGTAACAACTAGTGGTAATCGTGGATTAAGTTTGGCCACAGTATCTGGAACAGCAACTTGTTATATAAGTGGTACTTATGGTATGTATGGTGGTTCTAATACTGGTGGAAATTCTGCTAGTTTTTCAATGACAACAACCCCAAGCAATTCATGTTTTGGATGGAGTTTTGGCAGCGAAGGTGATACTGCAACTTATATACTAAATTATGGCTACACCAAGGCCTATCGCATTACTGTGATGATTGGTGGCGCTTACAACAACAACATGATTTCAATTGAAAGATTGGTATAATGAGACAAAACTACACAGCGTTACGCAACAGATTCAATGTTTAAAACGGGTAAATATACTAAAGAGAGCAGATCATGACAGCACCAATACATATTAATACAGGAACTTACCCTAACGATGGCACAGGTGACGATTTAAAAACAGCATTTGATAAAGTAAATCAGAACTTTCTTGCCTTATCTATTAGTGCGCCAATCGATAGTGCAACTGATGCATCCGAGAACGGCGTTTCCTTGTACGCAGGGAAAAGCGGAAGTAGTTTAGAATTCAAAACCTTAACCAGCAACAACTCAACAATAACTATTGTAGACAACACAACTAGTATCGATCTAGAATCTGTTACACATCTTGCGACTGATCCTGCTCCACTATTAAATCATAATTTAAATCAAAACGGTCATAGTATTTACGGTGGAGATGTACAAAGTACAATATTTGGTTACGATATAGCATTGTTTGGCGGCTTAATTCAAACGATGATTGCTAGTAACGCATTACCAGTTGATATGGGGTCCATCATGCATCCTACCGGTGTTAGCATACGCGATCAGGAAGGATTTGTTATCGATATGGGAAGTATTGCTGGCTCCCAACCAACAAATCAAATTGACTTCGGTCGTATAGTTTAATATTATGTCATTTAATCCATGGACACAGCAATCAGGTTATACGTTAGGCAGTTTTGTTCAAGCAAAAACTGTTACTATACCGTTGCCTGTAAATCAACAAACCAACGTTGTTTATAGTGTCATAAGCGGTACATTACCAGATGGCTTGGCTGTACGATATGAAAATAATTCTTGGAAGATTTTAGGAACTCCTTTTTTAACAACTAACAATACTAAATTTACATTTTGTATTCGTGCTACACAAGGTAGCAGCATATCAGACAGAACATTTACTATGTTTGTCTACACTACAGACCTACCAGAATTTATTACTCCAGAAGGAGAATTACCTATTGGGTTTGGCGGACAATACTATGTATTAGATAGCACCTATGTGTCTTATCAGATAGAAGCATACGATTTTAATACAAGTACAGGTAAACCATTAACTTACTTTATAGCAGACGGTGACGGATCATTGCCGCCAGGACTATCACTAAGTACTACTGGAGTAATCGAAGGATTTATACAACCGCAATTAGTAATCACCAAAGCAGACGGTTCTGGTACATTCGATGCTAGTCAGTTCGATCGCGTGGCGTTTGATTTTGGACAACTTCCAACTGATGGTTTTGACAGTTATCAATACGATGATGTGTTTTATGACTTTAATGTTGAATCTAATCAACCTGTTAGCCTAAGTGCCAACTATCAATTCCGTGTTACACTCAGTGACGGCGTAAATCTTACTCAAAGAATTTTTAGAATATTTGTAGCAGGATCTGATGAATTCCATGCAGACAGTACAATACTAGATGGAATGGCAGGAGATTTCTTAGCTAGTTCAAGCTATGTTCGTACTCCTGTGTGGATTACAAATAGTTATTTAGGTGCCTTTAGAGCTAACAATTATATCACATTACCTATTGCATTGTACGATGCATCTAATGTAGAGTTTTCTATAGTAGATTCTACAAAACTTCCTCCTGGAATGTTGTTTGATCCTAACACCGGTGATGTGTATGGAACGGTTCCTTATCAACCAAGTGTCACTAAAACTTATTCATTTACTATACAAGCTACAAGATTAGACGGCAACGAATCAGTTACCGCTGAAAAAACATTTACTATTGTTATTCTAGGACTAGTTAATAGTGAAATTACTTGGAATACAAATAGTAATCTTGGATCTATTCCAGCAGACTATGTATGTACATTGTCTGTAAATGCTTCAACTAGTGTACCAGATGCTGTAGTTTCCTATACAATCACAAGTGGTAGTTTACCAAATGGATTAAGTTTAAACTTAGATGGTGAAATCATTGGAATACCTAACCAGTATTATGACGCTGCAACAGGCGAATTAGGACTTACTACATTTGACCTTGGATATAATAAACAAAATAATATTTCAACTTCAACTACTTTTGATCATAGTACAACTACATTTGAACGTGTGTTTACATTTGGTATCACCGCATCCGATCAATATGGCTATGGAGCTACCGAAAGAATATTTACACTACACATAGATGAAGTTAATAAAGTACACTATAGTAATATTGTAACTAAACCTATGTTGGTTCCTAGTCAACGAATTCTATGGCAAGACTTTATAAACAATACTAGTATCTTTACACCTAGCAGCATTTATCGACCAAACGATTCAAATTTTGGATTACAAACAGGTTTGACTATGTTAGTTTATGCTGGTATACAAACAGAACAAGCGGCCGCGTATGTAAGTGCTATTGGTTTAAATCACAAACGTAAAAGATTCCAATTTGGATCATTGAAGAAAGCTGTTGCGGTTGATCCTGTTACAGAAAATCCAGTATACGAAGTTATCTATATACAAATGATAGATCCTATGGAACCCAACGGAAAACATTTGCCATCGAGTATAACCGTAAAAAATAATAATCCTAAGACAGTTACAGTAGATATTGGAACTACGCCGTCCATGCCATTTACAATAGACAGCACAGGATACAAAGTAAGTACTCCAAACGTTAATACATACTATCCTAACAGCATTAGCAACTGGCGTGAACGAATTTCAGAAACTATAGATTCAACAACTGGTACAGCAGATACAGAACGTAACTATTTGCCATTGTGGATGCGTAGTTTTACCACTAGCCAAAAAGAACAAATTGGGTATATTCCGTGTATACCATTGTGTTTCTGTAAAATAGGAACAGCAGATACAATATTATTAAACATTAAATTTAGCGGTTTTGACTTTAAATTGCTAGATTATACAGTAGATCGATATATTGTAAATGCTGTATTAAATTCACAAGGTGACATTTTACACAACGATAAATACCTTGTATTCAAAAACGATAGGATAACCGTATGAGCAATATAGCTTACTCAACCATTTTAACTAATTACCCAACTCCAGGGCAAGATAACAGCACCCAAGGATTTAGAGATAATTTTCAAACAATTTATACAGCTTTAGAAACAGCCAATTTGGAAGTGTCTCGACTACAGACTAGAACTGTGCTGGCCGCAGATTTAACCAGCTCTGGCGGTACTCCTGTTGTAAACAATTTAAATGGTAGCCAAATTACTAACGGCTTGTTTAACCAGTTCAGTGGTATATATTATCCGCAATTACAATTAGATAATACAAGTCCAAATTACCTATCGATGACTTCGGACTTTACTAACGGTGTAATGCAACAATTTAGTATCAAATATA